TTACCATTTTTTACAAATAGATCTTGGTTGAGTATACCAGGGACTGTAGATTTTGTAAATATGGGGACTTTGTATTACTATATTCTTAGTCCTTTAAGAGTAGCATCATCTTCAGCATCTTCATCTGTCACTATTCAAACATATGCTTGGTTTGATGAAGTTGAATTAACTGGTTCAACTTCTGCATTTGCTTTGCAATCAGGCGATTTTTCATCTACTTGTGATACTATCGCTGACGCGGGTTCTAAAATCGCAACAGCTACCGCTTATGTTTGTCCAGAAATATCAGCAGGTGCTACTGCTATTTCTGAACATGCATCGAAGGCTGCTCGAGCTGCAGAAGCACTTGGTTTTTGTAATTTGCCTATAACAGAAGATGTTAGGGCTTATACTCCTATGCCATTTTCACAAATGTCTACTTCTGAAATTTCAACTGCGGTTCAGAAATTAACTTTGAGTCCTTCTCAAGGTGTTTCAATTGATCCCCAGTTGGTGGGTATGGAGCCAAAGGATGAGATGGCAATGTCTTATATATTGCAAAAACCGTCAATATTAACTGTTGCTCATTGGAGCACTACTGAAATTATTGGTCATAGAGCTTTTGGAGCTGCTGTCTCACCTTCTTTATTTAATTTGCAAAAAGTTGGTTCACCAACTAAGTGCTATACTGTAAACCATACTTATATGTCATATTTGCAATCAATGTTTACATATTGGCGAGGTGATATCATTTTTGATATTGATATTATATGTACTAAATTTCATAAAGGACGTTTGTTGGTGCAATGGGATCCTGTTTTGGGTGGGTCTGTTAAATCCGTCAATACTGTGTACTCTACTATTATTGATATAGGTGAAACTAATAAGGTTAGTATACGGATTCCATTTCATCAACGATTCGAATTCTTGCGAGCGCGAGGTATTATAGAACAAACATGGGTTACAACTGATACTGATGTTACTCCATATTTTGATTATGATAATGGTGTTTTTTATATATCTGTATTGACTCCGTTAGTTTCGCCAATAACACCGTCTTCAGTTGATATTGTTATATCGGTTAGGGGTGCTGAAAATTTGGAATTAATAGATCCATGCAGTCAATTAGGTGAAACAGCAGCTTCTGTTCCACCATCATTTTTCCCAATTCAAAGTAAAGATACTGTCGAATTAGAAAGTACCACTGTCACACTTGGTGATAAGGGTAGTTTTCATAAAGATAGACATTTATTGAATTTTGCTGAACCTATAGTTTCATTGCGTGCAGTATTGAGGCGTTATTCTATGTATGACGTTTCAATGCCGACATACAATGATGGAGATACCTCTAGTTCAAAAGGTACTGCAACCCAATTTTTACGATTTATTAAAAGTTATTCACATTTATCACCTGGTTTTGGTTATGACCCTAAAGGTATGTTGGATGCAAATAAGATCGTTGGTTCAGGTACAGCTAAATATACCTGTACAAATACCCATCCTATGTTATATGTTTCTATGATGTATGGTGGGTACCGAGGTGGTACTAATTTTATTATTAATGCTTCCGACGGTATGTATTCATCACTTGTAGATACGCGTGTTCAACGTATTACTACATCTGCTCAGGGTGATTTTGCTTTAGGCAAAACATTTTCCATAGTTAACAGTACGGCTTCACGGAGCAGTACATTAGCTTGGTTGAATAAAGAATTCACCCAACATGAAGGTGGATCAACATATACGAATGATAAGATAAATCCGTCTTTATCATTTTATTTACCCTTCATGAATCAATATGCATTTAATTATCCAAATGCAGCAACATGTATTGGTGGAAATGACTTTGATGGTAGTCATAGAACATGTGCTTTAGTTGATAGTATAATACGACAAGATACCGCCAATACTTCATGTAGAATGACTACATTTACTTGCTTCGCTGGTGCTGGAGCAGACTTTACAACATTTTATTTATTATGTTGTCCTACTGTATTTTATTATGCATCCTTTCCTGTGGTACCATAATATTTACTTTATATAAAAATATATCGTTACGATCGATTATTTTATTCCATATTTGGATTTTTTAAAGCTTAGCCGCTTCGTTAGTTAAATTTAATTTTAGGTTTTTTATTCACTTAAGTTTAACTACTTGAGTGGATTTTCCTAAACATTAGTCGTAATTTTCTAACGTTTTTGAGACGGCTGTGCAAATTGTACAGTAA